GAAATTCACTTGACCTTTCGTTAACCGATGGGATTCGAGATGATCTCGAATAGCATTACCCAGGCCTTGTTGGATCCATTGGTATTCCAATGGTTCACACGAGATAATACGGGGACCACGAGAATCCTTGGGGACCAGAACAACTTTCGCTGTTCCGGCCTCAAGTACCTCTAGGCCTTCCACGTATTCCATACGATCAGCCACGTGGGTGAGATTGTAGACAAAATACTCCGTAAAGGGGTATACTGCTTCAATCTTCCGATACAGACGAGAAAAGACGCACTTCTCAGTGCTATCCTCGCCTGTAGCCACACTTCCTGGCCCATGTCTGGGCTGGATTGCGGTCGGGTCGAAACAACCAAATACGCTCGAGCAAAATTGCCGAGCGTAACGAAGCGAAGTCATTGCTGACTCGCTTAGTGGTTCACCATGTCTGGTGAACTTAAGGTTGGGAGAGCTCTGACAGGGACTCGCACCCTGTACTGATTCGTCTGATGAACAGAGCTCTTGATCAGTGGACACAAACTGAGAGAGCAGGATATTCTCCTGCTCCTTAGTATGTGGTATCTCTAACTTGTACAACAAGTATACAAGTTGCCGCAGAGCACGAACTGCGTAACTATCGCTATCAGGCCGTTCAAGGCCCGACGAATCAAACACACGCTCTAGCAACACCCCGAATAATTCAGGGATTGCGGATTCCTTCCTCTTAGCGAGAAAAGGAATTTCGAGTTGTGTTCCAGTAGCAAGTGCTAAGTCAATGCACTTGCCTACGCGCGGGAGAGTTACCGTCAAAAACGGCAAACCCTCCATGCGAGTGCGACTTCGAATTTCTTCGATATCGCGCTGTGACTCATTATGAGCGACAGAACACTGTTCTGCTATGTCTCTGACGAGGTCAAGGTACAGTTCAAGATAGAACATAGTTCTATTTGGTCTTGATACCATGTCGTTATTCGCAACCATAGGGCTGCGATTAAGTTGCTTCCTTTTCATATGATCAGGTGAGTAACACACGACACGCTAACCGCATAGTCCTAATCAGAGACAGTGTAAGACACTTGTCGAATACCTGACTAAGCTAACTATCTCGCTATTATGTCCGCCTCCCGGGTGAGTACCTGGGCTAAGCGACGACGAACTCGCGAGTTTCATTAGAATAGACAAGAACCCTTAGGGTGTCTCTTGCTTTCTCTAATCGCGTACCCAATAGGGTACACCACAGCGCACTGATTATAAGGCCACTTTACCACAGTGGGAAAGGAACCTGTTTCACTTATAATCGTGACGGACACGGCCTGGCAAGAAGTTAAACTTCTTGCTATATACTGTAGTCTTCCACAGTATCACTTTGATCCCTTGCGGGTCGAGGTGAGCGGTGCATGCTGTCGTCATTAAGAGCAAAACGAAGAGCCAAATACAAACGTGAAAATTCACGAAAGTATGAAATGAGGAGGGACCTTTCCCTCCTCCTTTTACGGCTCTCCGTTAAGAATCTTAACCAAGGTAGCATCAACAAGCAGATTATTCATCTGCGTGCGCATGTCCTTGATAATCGCCTGAGTGATTACGGCGTCTCGAGGAACCTCGATGACGACGTAATAGGAGGCGGTGACGGGAACGGACGAACCATTTGGAATGGTTCGGTCGAGCCGGGTGAGGTGACGATCAGTAGTGATCCCAGCCTTGGAAGAAACGACTGTCGAAATCGACAGAGTTTCAACTGTGATGGGAGCTACCGGAGTCGCGACTGATCGGATGGATTTACCATCCAAGATCGAGCGCAACGCGTACGCGCGCGTCGACGATGAATCGCCGGCGAGCGTGATAGGATCTGTTAGCATGATGTACGAACACAATTCACGAGCGTTTCACAACGCTCGCTAATCGGGCGCTTCGCAGCGCACGATATTGTTTGGACTCATTGTCAGTTAGCGGCGGCCAGACTCCAAAGGAGGTGGTCGTTGATTCTGAGAGCTGGGACTAAGAGTGTCTCGTCCGATATTATCGGATCTGATTACCCTTAACTTTCCCAAAGTTCAGCCACGGCAACCGTGGCGGCTTCCTGGAGTGTTTAATTCCCTTCTCCCTAGTGGCCAACAACGCAACACCATCAATGATGTTGTTGAGTGTAGGCCAATGGAGAGTCAGAGGGGCAATCGTACTAGGAATAGCACGACGCCTCTCATAATAGCTACGATCGCGGTATGCAGCCAACGTCCGAATAATCGGACTGGACTGTTCCTCGCCATCGATGCTGGTTCTGAACGCGAATTCTATCGAATGACAGAAATCACGCACTATTATGGGTATAACAGGTTCCGAGAGAAGACTAGTAATCCATTCATCAATGTTGGCAAACCAATCCAACACAAAACTGAACGGAATGGCATTCCATGCCACGGAAGCCGGGTTACTCAACCCGGTTCCCTCTAGTACTGCTCGGATGCTAAGCTCAAGATCACTCAACGAATCAACGTCGTAGTTAAACCTCAAACTAGCATGGTACGTGGGTTGTTTCTTAACTTGAAACACCCTGTATGCCTTGAAACCAGGAGTGCTTTCGCTGTCTGTATAGACAACGGAATCGGCTGGTATATTCGAGAAGAGACCAAGATGAGCGCTATAATGGCGCGTCTGGATCTTCCCGCGCTGCTCGCGAATCTTCCTGATTTTATCAGGAAGAGAATTGAGCAGCTCAAGGACTGACTTGGCCGAATCTATCAACGGAGCAACACCGTAATCCCACCATAGGCGGAAAGACGCTGCGCGACGCGATAGAGACGGACGAACTATTCGTGATTTAGAGGTATAACCACCGCCCTGAGGGCGGAGTAAACCTCGGATCTGATGTAGTTCCAACAGGTCGTTCGCAAGGGAGAAACCATCGTTAAACGATGGTCTCATCGAGCGAAGAGCCTCGAATGAATGCCCAGCCCAGTCATCCTCACTGAAGTTGCCAACAGTGGGGACGCCGGCGTTAAGCCAGGTATTCGTCTGTGTACGGAACCGAAGATACAACCAGTAACCGCCAGAATATGTACGGGAATTCTCCCTTCCGGGAGCAGTCCAATGCTCAGTAAACTCGCCATCCACTAGGGTGGTAAGAGTTTTAGAGTGTGTACAATTTCCATAACGCTTCATTTTTGGAAGCTCGTCAGTGATGGTTTCAACGCCATCAAGGTCGGGCACCGCATTGGAGTCGTTAGTCACAGTTTGGTCAAAGACGACTGTGGACGTAGCGGTCTCGATACTCAGCTCACGCCGACTACCGGGACCGATTACAACTGGTGTAGTTCTTGTTCTTGTTCTCATAATAAGCGGCCTTGC